CCAGGTCGTGGTGCCACGCGCCCATGTCCGGGTCCATCAGGGGAGTTGGCTGGACGCCCATCCGGTACGGGCTCCACGGCATCTCCGCCGGAGGCATCGGTGCCTGCTGCGCCAGCTCTTCGACCAGGTCGAAGTGTCGCTCGTAGACGTGCGTGTTCATGCTCGTCTGGTAGTATCGCCCAATGGGCACCTCCAGGCGGGCAGCCACGTACTCGAGGAGCGCGGAGAAGTGGACCGCGTTCGCGCCGTAGGCACCCCAGATCAGGTCGTTGCTCCGGTTGCAGACCATGAGGTCCAGTGCGCCGCTGACCCCGATCTGCAGGAACGCCGTCGTGTTGCACGGCACGTCCTTGCTCCGGTTGCCGAGGTCGGACCCAGCGTCCCACATCCCGAGCACCTGCCGCCGGCAGTCGGGGTTGGTCTGGAGCGCCTCGACGATCGCCTCCAGCTGGTCCAGGCCGAACCACGTGCGCCAGCGGTGGCCGTAGGCACCGTTGATCGTCACGCCGTCGTCGCTGTATCGGCTGATGCCCGAGGAGAACTGGTCGACGAAGGCCACGTCGTTGCGGCCGTCGAGCATCCACAGGCACTCCATCAGGTGGAAGAACGGGTTGCTGTCTCGATCCGGGTGGAACTCGACCCGCTCGATCGGCTCCCGGTAGACGGTGGTCAGCGGAACCGGGAGCACCTTCACCTTGCCGTTGCGGCTGTTCCGCTCCAGGCCGCGGATGCTCATCTGGTAGCAACCCTCCGGGATCGCCTCGTGCACGTTGCGTGCGCTGATCACGTGCATGACAGCAGCTCCCTCACCTTCCCGAAGGCGTCTTCGCGCGGCAGCCGGTGAACGGGGACTCCGGCAGCCTCGCGCCGCTGAGCGGCACGGTAGGAGCCGTGGAAGGCGGAGGTCGGGTTCTTCTCGGGGACCGGGACGAACTCCTTGCCCCGAGCCTCGGCTCGCTCCCGCCGGCGATCGTTGATCGCTTCGATGCACTCCTCCAGCGGGTGGGAGATCAGGACCTGGTGGGCACCGAACTCGTCGTTCAGGCGGACGTAGCGGTCCAGTCCCCAGTTCGTGATGATGATGCCCTCGAGCAGCACGGTCTGACCGGCCTGGGCCTCCTCGCGGATGACGGCCTCGATGTCGTCAGACGCTCCCTTCCACGACATCTTGTCGCAGCCGCCGCAGGCGCTGTCGTAGCGACCCATGACCGTGACTCCCGGCCAGCGGAGGGCCATCTGGCGCTCCTTGCCGTTGATCTCTCGGGTCACCACTTCGGGCTCGCCCTTGAGGAGGTCAATGATGCGACGCATCAGCGTCGTCTTGCCGGTGCCGTTGGTGCCGGTGATGAAGATGATCATGCGAACTTTCCTTGGAGCAGTCGTGCTTCGAAAACAGGATTGGCGATCGCCCTTGGGCGGATGAATCTGATGAACTTGATCGCCTCCAGCGGATCCCAGCCTTGGCGGATCAGGATGATGGCGCAGACAGTCGCGCTTCGGTTGCGCCCAGCGCGACAGTGAACCAGAACGGTGCGGCCTTCGCGCATGAAGAACTCAGCGTCGGACACCGCCCTCCGGAACAGCTCCTCGTCGAACCTCTTCCCGTCGGGGATCGGGTAGCAGGAGTAGTACTGAACCCGGTTGACGACCTCTTCCGAAGTTCCCTTCTTGATCGTGCAGACCACGGCGTCGGCACCGGAATCGTCGAGCATCTTCAGCGTGGGCGAGCTGCCCACCCAGAGGCGGTCACAGACCTTGCGGAGCATTGGGCCTCCTGACGGGGTTGGCGAAGTCGGTCGTGGCGGAGTAGTCGTAGAGCATGTCCGACCAAGTATACCCGTGCTCGCGGATGAAGGAGCCAATTCCCCGGCGACCTTCCCAGCGATTGCCAAGCTCGCCGAGCGGCTCGTGCGGGAACAGCTCCCGCCGGCCTTCCCAGAGCTTCAGGTTCAGCTCCGGACCGACCTTCTCCTCCAGCTTCAGGGCACGGCCCAGCTCGCTGTCGTGAGCGCGACCGGGATACTGGCCACCGTCGTACGCCTGCTTGTACTCGCACAGCAGGACCTCGAAGTCGAACCAGTTCAGGTCGATCCCCTTCTCCGTGCGGAGCCACTCCTTCTCCTCCGCGGCGATCTGGTTGACGGCGGCCAGGGTCTTCGGGCTGTTCCCGCCGTTCAGGACCAGGTCGAACTCCGGACGCATCCACGAGAGCGCGTTCCGTGGGGTCGGTCCGCCGGCCGGTCGGATGTCGTACCAGTGGTGCTTCAGCAGCCCACCCTCGAGCATCGCGTTGTAGAGCTTCATCGTGCCGTAGCGACCGTTCATCGGAACGGTGGACAGGTATGCCCAGTCGGCGTCGAAGCTCGTCCCCGGCGGATTGAACGACAGGCACCACTTGGCGTAGTCGATCATGTGGTTGCCGAACCGGCGGGTGCCGTAGATGGCTCGCCGTTCCCGGCGCATCTCCAGCTTCTTGTAGTTCGCGTGGACCCAGGCCCAGAAGCCTTCCTGATCGTCGACCACCGACTGGGCCGTGGGCCACGCCTGGTGGATGAACTCGCCGGTGCTCACGACGTACGGCCCAACGTAGCAGCCGTACCACCACGGTGCGTCCTCGACGAACTGGGCGTACCAGGTCGCCAGCTGCATGTGCGGGTCCGGCCCACCGCCGAGGCGCTCGTAGAACGCGAACTCCGGGAAGAACTTCCGGTGGAACTCAGGCGTCCCCTTGACTCCGAGCTTCCCCATCAGTTGTTCCTCCAGATCCCGAACGTGTTCCACGCCTTGACCTTCGGCGTCACGACGACCTCGTCGAAGCGATCGTTCAGGCCAGCCCAGATGCGCTCGGCTCGCTCGCCGAAGTCCCGCTTGCCGAAGTGGAACTCGACGAGCAGCATGCGGACCCGCTCGGGGAACTCGGTGCCGAACCGCTCGAACAGCTCGTACTCCCCGCCCTCGATGTCGATCTTCACGACCGTCGGGTTGACGCGTGCCAGCTCGGTGGCGAAGTCCACCGTCCTGACCGTGATCTTCTCGCGCCCACGGACCGGGACGAGAGTGTGGTTGGATTGGTCCGACGTGCGACTGACGTAGAAGTCCAGCTCGCCTTCCGCACTCGCGACCGCAGCCTGGACCAGCTCCGTCCCGGAGTTCTCGACGAACAGCTCAGCGTTCTCGGGCATCGGCTCGTAGGAGACCACCCCAGCGCCTCGGTCCGCGCACAGCTTCGCGAAGATGCCGATGTGGCCTCCGACGTCCATCACGACGTCGTCGGCACCGATCTCCACCGTCCGCAGGTAGCTCTTGACCTCGCCGATGATCCGGTGGTCGTTCGTTTCCTTGCGGTAGCGCAGCCCAGTCTCGGTGTGGGTTGCGATCATGCGAGCCACCTGGCCAGCTGCTCGTTGGCCTCGTAGTCCTCCATCTGGACCGGCGGCGACTTCATGTAGCACGCGGACGGGATGTTCTGGGGACCGGCCAGGCCGCGGTCGAGCGCGACCTTGGCGCAGCGGATCGCGTCCATGATGACGCCGGCCGAGTTCGGGCTGTCCCAGACCTCGAGCTTCAGCTCCAGGTTCATCGGGGCACCGCCGAAGCCTTCGGCCTCGCAGCGGATGTGGGCCCACTTGCGGTCGCCCAGCCACGGGACGTAGTCGGACGGGCCAACGTGCACGTCGCTCGCCGGCAGCTCGAGACCGCCGAGGTTCGACGTGACGGCCTGGGTCTTGCTGATCTTCTTGCTCGCCAGCCGGCTGCGGTCGAGCATGTTCATGAAGTCGGTGTTGCCGCCGACGTTCAGCTGGCTGGTCCGCTTCAGCTTGTAGCCGCGGAGCGCCATCAGGTTCGCCAGGACGCGGTGAACGATCGTGGCACCGAACTGCGACTTGATGTCGTCGCCGATGATCGGCAGGCCAGCCTCGGTGAACCGGCGAGCGTACTCGGGGTCGGACGCCAGGAAGACGGGGATGGCGTTGACGTAGGCGCACCCGGCTTCGATCGCCGCGTCGGCGTAGAAGCGCACTGCCCGTTCGGAGCCGACCGGCAGGTAGCCCACCACGACGTCCACGTTCGCGTCCCTGAGCGCCTGGGCCACGGAAACGGGCAGCTCTTCGCTCAGCTCGACGGCCTCCTCCAGGGTCGGCCCACGGCCGTCCAGGGTCGGTCCCCGCTGGACCGTGACGCCCAGCTCCGGCACGTCCTCGAACCGCATCGTGCAGTTCGGTTCGGCGTAGATGGCCTCGGACAGGTCGCGACCGACCTTCCGTGCGTCGATGTCGAACGCGGCGACGAACTCCATGTCCTTGGGTGCGTAGCCGCCGACGTCTGCGAGCATGACGCCGTCGGGCTCGTTGTGGGTGTAGTGGTGGACTCCCTGAACGAGGGAGGAGGCGCAGTTCCCCACGCCGACGATTGCGATTCTGATCATGACTTTCTCCAGTAGCGTTTCGGGCGCTTGCCGTTCTGCAGTTCAGTATACTTCGCGAATTCGCAAAGCACGTGCTCAACTTCCCTCATTTCCCACGGGCGGTCGGGCCACGGCCAGCGGTCATTGATTTCGGGGAGCATCTCGCGCATCACGGCGAGCATTTGCTGCTGGTGCTTCTCCCGTCCGTAGACGTACTTCGTGCCA